CGACGATGTTGCAGCCTATATGGCTACTACAGCATTCAAGAACCTCGTGAAATCGCACATCATTAACCAGACCTAATCCATTTCGGAAAAGGCTGCGTTGAGGTGCGCCATCATGGAGTACTTGATGCTACGGCTTCTAGCCGTCGTCGTCGGACTGGTCTTAGTTATGACCTTTCCCGATAAAGTGGTGCCGTTAATAAAAACGGAACCACCAACCACCACATTTGAGGAGACTTTATGTCCACCCAAAAGAGTCGAACCGGGGTTAACCCCGGAACAGGCCTTGATCCGTTGCCTATTTACATAGGCCTCGTTTCTACCTATCTCAGTAGCAGTGACCATCCTGATGCCTCCCGATTGTCCGGGCACTTGCGTGCCCGACAGTTTGGAAAGCTTTTAGATTGGTCTGAACGACCCTCTCCACAGTTGTATGAGAGTCCCGCGCATTATTTAGCGGACGTTCAGTTAGCTGCACTTGTGAAGAAATACCCGTTTTCCGCCGAGCAAGTCCCTGGGATTGATCCCGAGGCTGCCGCGGTGAGGACTTTCCTCGCATCAGAACATCGATGCAAGCGGGTTAATCAACACCGACGTGCGAAGCGTAAACGCTTCGACAAGGACGCCCAATTCTGGGCTGACTCACGTCGTTTCATAACAAAGGTCCTAGGACCACGGCCAGATATTAAGGCCATTATGAATAAGTGCGACTTTACTGCTGGCGCTTCTGTCGGCGTTCATGGAAATTCTACCAACCTACAGCGTAAACTTTTCGCTGAAAGTTGGTCCGTGACGCCGTCCGCGCTTCCGTATGCTATGACCGCTTTGTGGTTGAACATTCACGCTCGTGATTGCATCCTCCCAGGTGCAATCAAGTGTTATGACCCGGAGAAATTCCGGGAAATCGTGAACCACAAAGTCGAGTATACGAGCTGTAATAATATCTCGTTCGTTCCCAAAACGGCAAAAACCGCCCGCACTATTGCGGTGGAACCGTTACTAAATGGGTATGTGCAAAAAGGGATCGATGAAGAAATGCGTGGTTTACTACGTAGAGTAAATATCGATCTGGGGAATCAAACACCTAACCAGATGCTCGCTTACGCGGGCTCACTGGGTGGGTTCAACCCCTATTGCACTATAGATCTCTCTGCGGCCTCGGATAGCTTAGCTACTGAAGTCGTCAGGGATCTACTACCGCCTGAATGGTTTGAGCTCTTGAGCTCTGTCCGTTCTCCGCGTTATACCCTCCACGGAGCAGACTATCATTATGAGAAGTTTTGTTCTATGGGTAATGGCTTTTGCTTCCCTTTACAGTCGCTTATTTTTGCGTCTGTTTGCTACGCAGCTCTCCAAGAAGTTGGAGAAAACGTTAGGTCCTTTTCCGTTTACGGAGACGATATAATCGTTCCACAGAATGTCGCCTTACTCGTTATCGAAAGATTACGAGATCTCGGTTTTAAAACTAACCGAGACAAGACATTCGTGACTGGACCTTTTCGTGAAAGCTGCGGGAGGGATTGGTTTCACGGGCAGGACGTTCGTCCTGTCAACTTGACAAAGCCCTTAGACAGTATAAACCGTCTTTGTGCTTTTCACAACAGTACATTGCGTTCCCCGTTCGTGGCCAACCTCTTCACAGAGGTACGAGGCTACTTACGCACATTCCAGCCGAAATTGCTTCGGCCTGGAGTGGAGCCGGGTGACACTGCTTTTTCTGTGTCACTCGACTGCGCAATGACATCACCATGGGTATGGTGGTGCAGGGAGCGTCAAGCCTGGGCTTGGAGGGAGATTTTATCCCTTCCGGTTTCAGACAAGATGCCCCTCACTGTTGAACAGCATGCAAACGCTGTTAGTTATGCGGTTCTCCGGGGAGCTTCCTCGGCACAACCGTTTACCGTGAGATACTCCTCGCGCCTCCGGAAGAGTGTGATCAGTCGTCCTTTCTGGACTAAACTGAAAACGCCTTTCGGATACGGGTGGTCTGTTGTTCTAGACCAATCCGTACGCG